TCCTACTTCTTTGCATCAGTTGGGAATTGCAAAAGCCATTCCTTAGCCTTCGGGGTCATACCCTTCCAGCTTGACCAATCTGAGCCGCCATCAGTCATGTAGTACGTTATCTCTGCGTTAGTTACTGGGTCGAATAACTCTTTGTTACTCTTTAGGTTGAATTTCTCTAGTCTTTCAGGACCAAGATTTCCAATCATGTTTACCTGGAATAATCCGTAAGAACTATCACCAGTTTTCTTATCCCCGTTATATGCAAGCGGTCTTCCATTAGATTCACGCTTTGCTATTGACCAAGCTTTCTTAAGGCCTGCTCCTTCGAATCCTACAGTCTTGAGTAGTAAAACTAACTCTTCATCTGTAAGCATCTCAGACGGACTGTAACTTGCATTACTGAACTTGTCTAAGACTTCTTGCTTTAGTTGGGCTTCAGTTTTCACTAAAGGTTTTACTGTTAAGGCATTTGCTGGCTGTACAGGAAACAAAAATAATGTTATCATTACTATTGTAACCACATTGTGAGCCAAATCGCTTACCTGTTGTTTTATTTTCTCCATTGGCATTTCCTCCTCTAGAGATAACGAACTATAATCATAACATTGATAGGATAAGCCTGTCAAGCCAGTCAACTAGAAAGAAAACATGAATATATCTTATTATACTATTCAAGCGGGGCTAAATCCTGCTGTTGGCTTTGGCTATGCGGGAAAAAATATTGTTAAATCATTAAATAATTTAGGACACGCTGTATCTTTTGCTAATCCTAAATCTACTGTTCAATTAAACTTTACTCAGCCACATCATTATAAGTTGCATAGAAATCAATATCAAATTGGATACACTCCCTGGGAATCAACATTCATGCGCCCTGATTGGATTGAAAGATTTAATGCCTGTGATGAAGTTTGGGCAACATCTGATTGGTGTGCACAAGTATTTAAAGACAATGGAATTACTAAACCAATATATGTTTATCCACATGGCATAGAAGATATTTGGAAACCAAAACGCAGAGTTATTAAAGAAGGACAACCGCTTAAATTTTTGCATATTGGAGAACCATCTCCAAGAAAAGATGGACAATTAGCAGTAGATACTTTTATTAAGTTATTTGGTGGGAACTTAGATTATCATTTAACAATTAAAGCTCATAAGTTTAATACAATTAGAGTTTATAATAAAGATAATCAGTTTGTAAGTCCAGATGCAGCATATAGCAATATAACTTTAATTACAGAAGAGTTAGAAGAAGCAGATCTTGTTGCTTTGTATCATAGTCATCATGTTTTATTGTATCCTACATGGGGAGAAGGTTTTGGATTTATTCCGCTTCAAGGTTTAGCAACAGGTATGCCAGTTATATCAACATATGATTGGTCTCATTATGTGGACTACATGGGACCACTTAAATTAAAATCTAAACTTACAGATGAGACTTTACCAAAATCTGTCGGTGATGAATACATTGGAAAAATGTTTAAACCAAATGCAAAACATTTAGAAGAATTAATGCGTGAAGTAAGTTTTGATTATAATGCTTACTCTGGTTATTATTTTGCTCAGTCAACTAAAATACATGAAGATTATAATTGGGATCAGTTGACCAAGAAAGCTTTTGAACATTTAGTAGAAAAATTTTCTTAGGTCTTTCCCTTTTAATAGTTCTTTGGTAGAATAGGATCTTCACACTAAATTTAAATTAACCGCCAGGCGGAGAAACAGGTATTATAAAATGTCTAGAACTATTGCAAACCCATACGAAAATTTTATTGCGTTATCCAGATATGCCAGATGGATATCAGAAGATAATCGCCGTGAGACATGGGGTGAGACAGTAGATAGATACTTTGGCTTTATGTTAAATCACCTAAAAGAAAATTATAATTATATTCCAGATGAGAAGCTTGTTGCGGAATTAAAAAATGGTGTATTTGAACGAAATGTTATGCCGTCTATGCGATCTGTTATGACTTCAGGAGTAGCATTAGAAAGAGATAATGTTGCAGGGTATAACTGTGCATTTGTTCCAGTTGATTCCCCACGTACATTTGATGAAACAATGTATATTCTTATGTGCGGAACAGGAGTAGGTTTTTCTGTTGAGTATAAGTATATTAACAAGCTTCCTGCCGTTCCAGAATCATTTGAAAAGTCTACTACAGTCATTACAGTAGAAGATTCAAAGCAAGGTTGGGCAAAAGCATACCGTGAACTGCTAGCACTACTTTGGTCTGGTCAGATCCCAGCAATTGATGTATCTAAGGTCCGTCCAGCAGGTGCAAGACTTAAAACAATGGGTGGAAGATCATCAGGTCCACAACCACTTATTAATTTATTTGATTTTACGATTGCAAAGTTTAAAAGCGCTACAGGAAGAAACCTTAAACCAATTGAATGCCACGATATTATGTGCAAGATTGGTGAAGTAGTTGTTGTAGGAGGAGTTCGTCGCTCAGCAATGATTTCTCTTTCTAACATTAACGATATTGAAATGGCACAGGCTAAGTCGGGCAACTGGTGGGAAGCAAACACACAACGTGCTTTATCTAATAACTCTGTTGCGTACTCACGCAAGCCAGACATGGAGCAATTTATTGCAGAATGGAAATCTCTATATGATTCAAAGTCAGGAGAACGAGGTATATATAATGTGGCCGCAGCTCAAGCCCAAGCAGCCAAGTATGGAAGAAGAGATCCAGATATACACTATGGAACTAACCCGTGCTCAGAGATTATTTTACGTCCTTATCAGTTTTGTAACCTTTCAGAAGTCGTACTACGTGAAAATGATACAAAGAAAGATATTCAACGCAAGGTAGAGCTTGCAACCATTCTGGGCACATGGCAATCTACGCTTACAGACTTTAAGTATATTCGTAAAATTTGGAAAGACAATACAGAAGAAGAACGTCTGCTTGGTGTTTCTTTAACTGGACAATTTGGACATAAGTTTATGTCAGGAAAAGAAGATCTTATTTCTTTAGAGTCATTTTTGATGACACTAAGAGAATCAGCAAGAGCAAAGAATAAAGATGAGGCTGGGAAAATTGGGATTTCAGAGTCTGCTGCTATTACATGTGTAAAGCCATCAGGAACAGTATCTCAATTGGTTGGGGTATCTTCAGGAATGCATGCTTGGCATTCTCCATATTATATTCGTACAGTGCGTGGGGCAAAAGGAGATCCAATCTCTACATTTTTAAAGGAAGTCGGAATTCCTGTAGAGGATGATGTTATGAAGCCAAACGACACATACGTATTCTCATTTCCAATTAAAGCACCAGAGGGTGCAATTGTTAGAAATGATCTTACTGCTATTGAGCACCTAAATATTTGGTTGGTTTACCAACGTGCATGGTGTGAGCACAAGCCATCAATTACAGTTTCTGTAAAAGAAGATGAGTGGATGGAAGTAGGTGCTTGGGTGTATAAGCATTTTGATGAGGTTTCTGGAATTTCATTCCTTCCGCATTCAGATCACTCATATAAGCAGGCTCCTTATCAAGAAGTAGATAAAGCAGAATATGATGCTCTTGTTGAAAAGATGCCAAAAGATATTCGATGGGAAGATTTATCTTTTTATGAAACAGAAGATGGAACTTCTACAAATGCCACGCTGGCATGCAGCTCAGACGGAAATTGCGAGCTTGTAGATATTTCTGCTTAGTGGTAGAATAGTATTGGTTTAAAAACCAAATTTACAGGGCACCGCGTCCTGTTAGGAGATGATAAAATGGCTAAATTTGCAAAAGCAGATTTAAACAAAGATGGGAAAGTTGTTATGACAGAACAGATTTTAGCAGCGCTTGGAACTTATGCTCGTGCATTTCTTTCAGCAGCAATTGCTTTATATATGACTGGCAATACCAGTCCAAGAGATCTTTTGATGGGTGGGTTTGCCGCAGTGGCACCAGTTATTCTTAAGGCTCTAAGCCCAAGTAATAAGGAATTTGGATTCGTTTCAGAATCAAAGTAATTTCATTATTAGGACTGCTCCTGTGCTAAAATTAGTACAGGAGTTTTCCTATTCTAGGAGTAAAAATGTCAGCGGTTAAAAATTTTGAAGTAGACCAAAATACAACATTTTCGTTTGTTGTAGAATATAAAGACAATCAAGATTTGCCAATAAGCCTAGTCGGAGCCTCAGCAAAAATGCAAGTACGTGATACAAAAGGCGGGACAAAATTAGCATTTACTTTATCAACACCTAATTTATCAGATGGAATATCTATGGATCAAGCTGCTGGTAAACTAACAATTAAAATGACACCAGCACAAACAAATAAATTATTTTATCCAAAGTCAGCTTATGATATTATGATAACAGATAGCAACGGAAGCAAAATAAAATTACTTGAAGGCTTTTTATCTTTAAGTAGATCGGTTACAGTATGACAGATAAAGTAATAGTAACGGAAATCAAAAATGATGTAGTTATTTCCACCCCTGGCCCTCAAGGACCAAGAGGAAAGACTATACTTAATGGCTTAGGGGTTCCAGCAGAGACACTTGGTCTCGAAGGAGATTTTTATTACGATAAAAACACAACAAGATTTTACGGTCCAAAGCCTTCAGATTTTACATGGGTGGGAGCAACAAGTTACCTTTTAACAGCAGGAACACTTACATACCCATTTATGTTAACTCAAATAACAGGTCCAGTATCTGGAGCATATAGCCTTCCAATAACACACAATCTGGGATATAACCCAAATGTGACTGTAAAAAATTCTGCAGGCGACATATTAGAAACAGGAATAGACTATAATAGTATTAACCAAATTACACTGACGATGGCACAACCATTTTCAGGGACAGCATATCTGTCCTAAAGGAGATAAAAAATGGCAAGATTATTTGTA